GGTAGTTATCTGAATCATCGGCGTACTCATCGTTCAGAGCAAGCCAACCGGCAGGATAGCTTATTGCGCTACCGTCCGTTGCGATCTTAACGGTAAAGGCTGCACCAGTACCGTAGTTATTCGTCGGTGCGGTTATAGTCAATGTACCAATTTGCGTATACTCGTCAAAGTAAGTCTCTTTGTCATCTAAGACAATTGCAGCAGGGTTCATTATCGCTGCTGTGTTTACGGGGATCATGTAATTCAATTTACCTCGAACACTTGATCCTGCTTCACCATCTGAAATCTTTGTTGCCATAATATTATTTGTTAAATTAATTAATAAATCCATAGTTCTGTGTCAATCCATACTCCCGAATCATTCCATGTTCCGTCTGAAAGAATCCAGTTGCTTTCTTCTTCCTCAGGTTCACCATCAACCATTGCCACATTATAATAGCTCTCTGTATGTGCTACGCTGTAACTCATCGTCCTTTATAGTTTGCAATGAACTTGCCGTCCATTATTGTTTCGTTGTCCGTTGTATTGTCAAGGTCATAGTAATAAGACTTCTCGGATAGGCCCGTCAGAACCTTAGTCAATGTAACGGTGTTGTTACCTGTGCCGGAAACCGTTATTGATGTACCGTCAATGGTTGAGATAGCCGCGCCCCCGTCCGATTCGCGAATAGAGAATACCAACGTTTTGCCCGACAAATCCACCGCCGCATCATCTTCATCCGTTACGGTTATAACCAGGTTAAACTCATCGCGCAGATAAAACCTTATGTCTATGCTCTTTGCTGTTCTTGTATCGAATGTTGTCATAATCCGTATGCTTGTTGTATTGAAAAATCTATTCTAAAATTACAGATTTCAGCAGGATCTGAGAATTGCAAATATCCTTTATCTGCTATGGTTGCCAGAACCTCGTATTCGTTATCCCCGTTGGCGAGTTGTGTAGTATCACCTCCCCATATAAATACAGGATAATCAGAGTTGTTTATATCGTTGATTGTTATGCTTATTAAATACCGCACCCCCGAAACAGAATACTCCTCAATGGTTACAGTTGCTATTGTTGTGGTCTGCGTCTTAACAAGCCATATAGATGGAGCGCCGCTTTCATAGTATATATCGAACTGTTCTGCACCCCCGTCGCCATTGGTGAAGTCTATACCGTCCACAAGTATATTATCACCCCAACCTACCTTTATCTCAATCCATTCACCATCTAATTCGGCCTTTCTCATGTCCTTAGATATAGAAGATGCGAGATAGCACCGATCTGACGAATCTTTTAGGACCGTGAGATAATCAAGTGATGATCCTTTTAGGTTACATTGTAACCTCCGCGCTGCCGTCTCATATTGTGCATGGTAACAATCAACCGCCAAATCCAAAAGGCTATCTGCTGTTGATCCCGCATTACTTTGCCATGAATCCGTAGCTGTGCCATCTGCGGCTATAGTCAATCCTCCTGCCAATATATCCCTTGATTGAGTATCTTTAGGGTCGCCAAAGTAGAATGTTTGATCATATTCCTCTAGGCTGTCTGCGTCTATTGTTTCGGACAAATTGCGCGTTGATAAGTTCCATGAATTTCCAACGAAAGCGGGGAGAATACTTAAATTAAAAAATGTATAACCTAAAAATCCACTCCAATTTGCGCTTGTCATGCTTATTGTCATAGTGCCGGATATGGAGGCTCCACTCGTTGTAAAAGAAACTTGACTTATGGACCTGTTTGCTGTTGCGGAAAACGAAAGTGTATCAACAGATGAGGTTGTGCTCCATGCTCCCGTAGCAATGTTTAAATAATATGGTGTTCCTCCGTCGTCTATTTTTACAGTAATTTTCACAGATGTGGCGGTGCCGGATGCAGAGTTACCCCTTATCTCGTATTTATAAGCTACATCGAACCTAGTAGCAGAACTTACATTATATGTGCGCTCATGCGTAATAACCGCACCAGACTGTGTGTTCAGCCTTAAAAAAGAACCGCGGTTATAAGAAACCGTTGGGAATGGTGATGTCGTCCCAGAAACATACCCTATACTACCGCCCGTTTTGTTCCAATAATCATCTGCCGTCATTGAAGTATTACAGTTGTGATTATTGACTAAGTTTTTAAGACCTAAATCATGGGTCATATTCAGCTTCCTATAATTCGGGCAGGCCATAAGCACCGCGGACCTGTTCATCTGTTTATAGTTAGATAGGTTGCTTGTGAGGTCTTCGGCTCCTGATGATGTGAGCAGCTGGGGAAAGCCGAATGTTCTTTGGTTGTGTGAAACTCGCATATCCGGTACACGGCAGATATTAAACGCAAGGTTTTCCTGTACTATAAAGGCATTAAATATAGTCAACAGTCTCGATAGAACCTCGTACTGTGTGATGCCAATCCATGAATCGTCCAAGAATGCGGTGGGGTGGATATTGATAAGATCTAGCATACTATCAGATGCCGTAGACGCTATAGAATCCTCGTATATGTTAACACGCTCTTTAACGCCCAATTCAAGCGAAGAACTCCCTATAATTCGATATATAACATCCAAGATAGTATCATCATTGTGGTATTGCCCGTCCCACTTAAGATGCTGAAGATACCCCAAATCGTATGCCTTCACCGTGACCGTATACGGCGGGTATCTTAATGCCTCTTGATAGTCCGAGAGCGTCAACCATCCCCGCCAATATTCCGCAGCATCCTTATATATCCGCAGCCTGTATTCTTTAGTCTTTGCATTAAAAAACTCATCGAACTGAGAAACAGCAGAAGCCATAAAGCTAAGCGTAGCCAACCCACCACGCACAGGAGCAAAAATATCATCCCTTTCTCCGGGCCACTCAATAACAAGCGGATTGCCCGACGGAGCAACATCTGTCACGGAACTAACAGGCCATCCATCCTGTTCTATATCGGCCTGAATGTCCGACCCGTAATGGTCCTTAAAAGAAACACGATATTTTGTGTTATAAGCCATATTACCCTACCCTGTTATAAAGGTTTGTTGCGTAATCGTTCGCTGTCTTTATGTCATTGCCATATATCCGGCTTTCACTCTGTTGTGTAAACCCGTATCCGGCCTGTACTCTTTGTTGTTCTCCAAAACCACCTGCCCCGGCAAAACCAGCGAATCCTTTAAGCGCAAGCCCCGCCAAAATAAGCGGCACCCCTATAGGTGATGTTGACATCCCGACCATGATAAGAATATCACCTAATGCGTTCGCTATCATCACCCCCATTTCTGCGAGTGTCTCCTCAAATGATTTCGCACCTGCTGCGGCCTGTCCTAACGATGTGGCGAGGCTTGATCCTATTTGAACGGCCATCTGTGCGATCTGTTCATTTAATTTGCTGCCCTCTTTTTGTACCTCAATCATTACGCCTTTAACATTTTCAAACGCCGGCTCCATTTTTAATAGTGCGGCTATCTCGGATTCATAGGCAGCTATATTGCTATCGGCTGCCACCTGCACCTGCTCTGATAACTCTTGTGTTACACGGACACGGCTTTGCATGGCCTCCTGAAAAGCGTCGTTTTTGTCAAAGCTGAAAAACTTTTCCAGCTCCTCCGCCTTCGCTTCGTTAAGTTTCCTCTGTGCCTCGGCGTGTTTTACCGCTGCCTCTGCTGCTGCGGCATGGTCAGCCGCTACCCTTGCCAACAATTTCTCAGCCGGATCGGTTACAATATTAAATTCTGCCGTTGCATCGTTAAGGTCTGCAATAGCCCTGTTGGCCATTTTTACCGATGGGTTAAATACCCCTAACAACTTATCACCAAAACTTATCTGCTTATCTGTGGCAACATCAAGCGCGTCGGCCATGTCTGAAAACCAATTTGCCAACGGCATATTAATAAGTTCACCCACACCCTCTTTAAGGTCTCCTATTGCGTTCTGAAGCTGCTGAAACGAACCTATCCCCGCCTCGGCCATTGCTTCTGCCTGACCACCAAAAGCGCTGTTAAGTCCTTTCATTAAAGATTCAAGACGCTCGGTTGATCCTACTGTGCCCTCGACCTGAATACCATACCTTGACAGAGCGTTAGTAGATGAACCCAACGTTTTAGAAACAAGGTCGGCAGCGCCCGCAAGATCCATCCCTTTAGCTGCGGCTAAGTCCTGAACGAGCGGGGTTATTTTTCTTATCTGCTCCTCCTCTTTTACAAAGGCGGCAATCAAAGCCTGCGCTCTGATAGTCTCCTCGTCACCAAAAAGGGTTTGTTTCTGAAGGTAAGACGCCTGCGCCATCAACCGCTGCTGTGCGTCTGCGCGGCCATTAAGCGCTGTTAATAGCTGTTTCTCAGCTTTGGCTTGCTTATCGTATGCTTCGAGTGATGATTTGACAAAGTTACTGATAGCGGCAACAGAGAACGCAGCGGCAATGGCAGGGCCGATGGTTCCTATCTGCTTCTTGAATCGGCCCATTACCGACTTAGAATCATTAATACCCCTCTTGAACTTACTATTATTCAGGGTGATAATTGCTGATAAATATGCCGGAGTATTAGCCATTATTCAGTTCTTTTAATCGTTGTCTTACGTCTTCCACGTCTTCCTCGTCTATCTCCTTACCTTCGTTATCCCACGGGAATGGCATCAGCTTGTTGGGGGTCTGGTGGCGTTTTTTTACCATATACACGGGCTGCCGTTCGATGAAGTATGCGATGGTGCGGGTCTGCTCCCAACTTAATTTGTAGTTGTTCTCAACTTTCTCCAGGTACCCCTCCACAGCATTCCAAAATTCCCGCAGGTTGTAGTTGTACCAGAAATCCTCGTACCTCATCCCCATCTGCCCGAACGCGAGGGCCTGGATCTCATCGAATGTTATTTTTTTTTATCCGATGCCTCCTTGTCGGCCTTGCCTTTGCGGTAATTGCTGAACACGGTGAATATTTCACCCACCACGTCTTGATCGTCGTCGATCATATCGCAAAAGTCCTCCACGTTCTTAACCGCACAGTCAACACCATTTTTTCGCGCCCCGTCCTTCAGCCCGATATACAAGAAGGTCATGATATCCATATAGGACATTTTCGCAAGGTCAAGGTTATAAACCTCGTCCATTGATATATCCCTGTCATCGCTGAACTGAGCAAGGGCAAAATGCCCGTAATTCACGGGCAGATCTCCGCGCTTTGTTTTAACTGATGCCATACTATTCCGTGCTTACAGGTCCCGTGACATTCATTGCCCACGATCCGGTAGTGAGATCCGCAGCAGTACCTCCGCTTAGATTAAGCGTTGTAATAACGCCCGTGCCGGACATTACAGAAACTTCGCTTCCGGTTGTCTTATTAAAGATTTCCCATGATACATTTTCGGCGGCGGCCTGTTTTGCATCAAGACCCTTCCAGTTTTCAAGGTCTGTTGCAACCATGTAGTCACCGCTTATGGTCCGGGTAACCTTGCCCTGCATGAACGCCGCATTCAGTCCGTCATCAGAGTCGGTGGTTTCAAGCGCCTCCGAGCTGCTGTCAAAACTCCAGGAAGTAGTGCCGGAAATCACCGCAGCGGCAACACCAGAGCTATGCTCCTCGAATTTTATTACCAATAAATCACCTCTTAATTTTGCCATTTTATTCAAATTTTAATGTGTATTCCTGTATTATCTGATACTTATCTAAATCTGGTATGTAACCATCACTTTCAGCGGTCCAGTTGCATATCATTAAACTCTCACTGTCATAGGTTCCTTCCGCCGCCTCTAATCCCGCGTAAATACTTGACGCAAGTGTTACCACACTATCAAACGTAGAGGCGAATATGTCAAGGGTTAAGGTCATCTCTGTTATGGCTATCCCGTCCGAGTCTCTTATCGGGTCTGTACGCATGGAATAAACCACGTATGGATCTGTAGTTTCTTGCGGGGCAACCAATGGATAAACATCTGCCTCCACATTATTCAGTAAATCATATACCGCCCCCCTTAAACTCATACTATTCTCTTTTTAACTGCCCGTTTCCACTCCCTCTCCATTATTGTTCTAAGAGAGGTCATAACGTATCTTTCAGCTTTCGGCATAAGGCTCCTGTATGTTGATTTCATTTTACCCTTGCCCGTTGTCGGCATAACACCTCTGCTATATCCTTTTTTCGTTGTTCTTACCTGCCCCTTGTTGTACTCAACTATCTGTGCCAGGTATCCTGAATAATTGCCGCTTTGTTTCTGCTTATCAGTTAGCTTCCATCCGGGGACCATTCGCGGACCGACAAACGCGGCTCCGACTCTTCGGCTTCTTCCTTTTATTACCCCAATAGACCTACTGATCTGATCATATGGATGCGCTCTTTTTAAAGGCCCCACAAATATCTTCCGCGCCGTATCTCCTGCTATCTTTTTAAGAACTTTGTGCTGAGTCTTATACTCCATCATCCTCAAGGCCTTCACCAACTCATCATCCCCAACCAGCCTTATATCAAAATCTTTACTCATCGTCATTGCGTATTGCTATCAGCGCAGTCCTGAGTCTCTTGTCATGTGATACTGAGGTGATATAATAATACCCACTGTCATAGCTTACCCGCATCTTCGGGGTGACGTTCTTCCCCTCTTCGTAGTGTATAGTAAATCGCTTCGTATCGTTATACACCAGCATCTCGCTGTTAAAAGTTTCTGACCCGTTAATTTGTTCAACATTTGCGTAACTTTGAACATGAGTAGCCCATGCGTCCACAACGGCCCCGGTAGAACTGCGTGTCTGCGTTGTCTCCTGTACGGTTATCAGATCATTAAAAGCCATAAGACCGATAGTCACTTACAACACGATCAAAAAATGAAACCTTCATACTCACCGGATCGTTAGGGTTCTCGTACATCCTGAATATCCATGCAAGCAAGGCTTGTTTAATATCATAAGGCAGGGTGGAGTAACCAGCCAAAAAACGAATGGTCATGGCATCCACCCTGTCATATGTAGAAGGGGTCTCATCAACAATAAAATCAACCGCCGCAGGACGACCATTAATAAATGAAATGTATTCACGGTTTGAGCTTGTACCCGTTACGGTTTGTAATGTGTTGTCCGTATCATAGTAACTTATAGACGTTACACCCAGCACCGGGTACTTCAAAAACTCTATCCGCTCTTTAACCTCATCACTATCCATCACCAGGTCCCATGTTTGCGCGGACAGAACTACGTTGGCCCTGTTCTCAAACTCTCGCGCAGCACCCCAAATCAAATCCTCGATCAAGTTATCGTGATTAGAATGGGTGACCCTCAAGTGGCTCTTTGCATCCGCAACGCTCACGGGAAGGGTGCTGGCTGGTGTTATGAGGTTATACTTCATTTCTTAACTGGTCTTTTCTTTGAGCGTGTAATCTCAGTTGTCTTCACTTCAGGCTTCACCTCTTTCCTCTTTCTCGGTTCGTTTAATACGGCATACTTTGCCTCGATCAACTTCTTCGCCAGTTCGTCATTAAGTTTTGCCGTATCTCCCGCCCGGTAAGCGAGGTTAAGGTGAAACGTTCCTCTTATGAATTTAACGTTCATCATGATGTCATACCAGCCTCGATAGTGGCGAAAGACTCAGGATGTCTCAAGGCATAGTCATAATATCCAACAACAATCACGTTAATCTCATCGTATGCGGCCCTTGTGTAAGGATCTACAATATACTCCTGCGCTCCCCACTGTCCGAGGATGAGTTCTGCCCAGTTACCGAAGATGATCGGCGACAGACCTGTTCCTGATCCTTTGGTGAGTGCATTGGAAAGAACATTGGAAATATAAGCCTTGTATCCATTGATCATTCCTTCGCCTCCAAGCGGAGTAAAAGATTCCCAGATAAAACCACCTTGATAATCAGCCTTCGTGGTTTTCTTCAGAAGTGCGCCCATTGAGGGGTTAGTCAGGTATGCAAGCGATCCGCGCAGTGCGTTGTCAGTTGCAACCTTTCCCTCCATGCCAACAATGTTATCCCAGTTGATCAGAGTACCGTTAGATCCGTGGTCGGCATTGTTTACAGAAGAGTTGTTAAAGATACCCTCCGGCTGGTTGGATGAACCTGCACCATCAAAAGCAGTCTGTTCAAGCTCGTTAGCGGTTGAGTAGTTCAGCACATCACGCACCTCTGTCTCAACAGCAAATGAACTCTGACGCAGGAACTGACGGGAGAAACGAGTGAACGCTGTCAGCCTGTGCGGCTCCATTGTAACCTGTTCGTAAGTAGGGTCGCTCTGTGTTGCGAGTCCGCCCTCACTTCTCCAGTATGCTGTGGAGTCAGCAGCTCTGCGCGGGATAGCAATATCACCTTCAAGCCCTGGAAGCAGTTTTGCTCCGGCCCTCATGATGACCATAGAATTACGCAGTGTTTCAATAAGACCAAGCTGGTCAGTATCCACGCCATAACCTCCGGCTGCGTCTACAGTCGCCTGAATAGTCGCCCTTGACTTCGGTGAGTGAATCATAGTGGGTACAAGGAATGACCGCCCGTCCGGCGCTTTGCTTCCCTTGCTTACTCCGGCCTTTTGGTTTTCATTTTGGCCTTCCTGGTGCATCTCTGCATAAATGCCGTCAAACTTAGCGCGGGGGTCAGAGAATTTCAGAATAGCATCCTTCATAGAATACTTTTCTACAATCTCCTCTTCCTCTTTAGATACCCTTACAGGCGTGGGACCCGGAATATTCTCACGAACATCCTTGATTTCGTCCTTCAGAGTGCTAAAAGCCTCTTTAATGACATTTACAACATCGGAGTTATCGACTTTTACGTCGATCTCCCTTACTTCGACCTCCTCTTTCTGAGCAAGGTCTTTTTTTACTTCTTCGCTCATATGCTTAGATTTATGACCTTCAAAGAGGTCGTTCAACTTTAGTTCCCCCCTTGACATTGTATTTGTATTCAATGCGTTTGGGTTTCTTTTCAATTTCTTTCTTTTCTCCGTGCAGCTTGTCAAGTATCTCCCTGACTGTCAGTCCTTCGATCTCTGAGAATGTATGCTCCCCGCCAAGTTCACGGTAGATATATTGTAATGCGTTAAATGTCTGATCCCGGAACGCTTTTTTCTTAGCTTTCGGGTTGGATGGGATATTCACAATGGAGACCTCCAAAAGCTCCTGTTCAGCGAAGTAGTACAGGTCCGGGTCCTGCCCTAATTCTTTGTTGCCCATTGTTCCATCTTCGCCCTCGATAAATCCGACGCTGACGGTATTTAAAAAACCCCTGTCAACTTTGCTCTGTATCTTCACGGCGCGTTCGTTCTCCTCGTCAAACTCAATATCAATCATCAGCTTACCACCCTCCACGTATGCCCTGCCTTTCCCTACCACATCATCAGGGTCCGGGGCAGTGCATATATCACCATATAAATTGTGCTGGTAGCCGATAATCGGGTTGGCATTGAAGTTATCAATGTTCCATCCGTTCTGGTTCAGAACTGTCCTGTGTCTGTCCGGGTCAGAGGTCGAGGCTATGAAAGTGTAGGTTTTAACCTCTTCACCCTTGACCTCCCGGAGTTGTCCGTTTATTTCACGCCTGTGCTTCTCCATCTTTTTCAGTTGTTATGTTTGGGTTTTCAAAGGCATCACCACCATCAACAGGATTGAGATTCTCGATTGCCCTTGCCTCGTTACGATTTAATATCTTGCTCTGCACCATCTTTTGCAGGTAGTCTGCGCGCGTGGAAGTATCGCCCCTTAAGATGCCGTCAAGGTTGAACCGGACGTACTTCTTCCCAAGATCATTCGGCATGAGCTTAAATTCCAGCTCATTCTCCATCCTCTTAGCCAGTGGCCTTAATCCGTATTTCACAAATGCAATATCCTGATGCTCGATGTTGCTGAATGTACTCCGGGACAGGTCGCCTACCAGGTGATTGGGAATATGGAATATCCTTGCAACGTCTTGTATCTGAAATTCACGAGTAGAGATAAACTGCGCAGCCTCCGGTGGTATCATAGAGGGGGTGAACTTCATCCCGCCTTCGAGTATCGGAGTACCGTGATTAGCATTGTTCCCAAGTTGTTCTTTAAGCCTGTTATAACCCTGATCTCCAAGTTCGGCAGGATATTCATAATGCCCCTTCTGTACACCACCTTTTGCAAAAAAGTCATGCCCGAAACTCTCCGCAGATAGCCCTAGTTGAATACTCTGCTTTGCGAGCATGATTTTTGACTTACCTACCACCCCGTCGAGGGATACATCTTTAAAGTGTAGTATATTTTTAGGCGGGTGATCCTTGTCAATGGTTTTATCCCCGGTTTTGGTTATCCTGTAGGTAAGATCCCCGTTTACCACCACCTCCACATTCTCAGGGTGAATGGGGGTTATTGCAACGGGTTTACCTGCCAGCCATGTGATATGATTATATGAGTTACCCCACAACAGCAGACGCATGGTGTTGAGTTCCCAAAATGTATACCCATTCATCCACGGGTTAGGCGAGTAGTTCAGAAGTTTGTATAGTTGGTCGGTGTAACTCTTTTCCCTTCCCTGTCCTGAGTTGATTAAAATATCCTTTGGATGGGAGGCTTGCAAAGAGGATAATAGGGACGTAGCGGATAGCACAGCAGTAAACTTTAGTGCATTTTCTTGATTTACTTTTGTCCCTGTAGGTGAGTTGTTGAATGTATCGACCCACTTCTGGTATTGAACAAGATCAAACCCCGCCCTCTGTTCTGGCTCAGGGGGTTTGCTCCATTCATACTCAAAGATGTTGAATAGTTTAATTTTGCGCATCATTAAATTATCTGACCGCAAGTTACTAAATTAAGGGGGGTAAAGTCAATGAGGAAACGTTACCAAAAGTGAACGAAACGTTACTAAATGATAAATTTACCTTGTGAATTGCTGGCTATCATGCCCCAATACCTGTTAAATTTTGTAGACCAGTCTATATTAAATTTTGGGTAGTCTAATCCTAAACATTCAAAACATGATGCCTCGATAATGTTCGCCCCGGCGATAACACTCGCCACCATTGTACCCTGTACGCGCGGGTTACATTCTATCACCTTACCGTCTATGAACTGAAAACCGAAGGCGTATTGCAGGTCGAACTGTTCAGCATAGTGCAGGCTTTGTTCAATTAAGTCCTTATCTTTTACAAGATGACCCGCAAAACTTATCCCGCTGCGGATCTCATCGCGGACCCTAGGAATGGCAACAAACTCCCTGCCCTTAAAGCAGTCAACCGTCACCTCTTTACCCTCATAATACGGCATGGCGAACATCTCAAAGGTCTCGCCCAACTCCCTGTATAAATGCCGCCACTGTATGACCGGGATTCCTGGTTTGCGATAAAAGTCGGATTTATCCTCGGTTATTATACGCACCCCGCGCGACCCGTTACCTTTTGGAGGTTTAATAACGAATCTTTCGTTGTCCCGGGCAAAGTCCGTTAGCTCATCAAAGTTATGGACCATCTGCCCTTCACATATCTCGTCTTTGCCAATGTTCCTTCCGGCGAGCGCGACAGGGATAGCAAATTTGGTGTTATACCATACGTCAAGCTCTGCGGTATTTTGTGGCAATATCACATCTATACGCTCACGCTCACATATATCGTGAACGACATCGGTAAACCCGTCATCTGTTGCCGCAGGTACGGTGTAGAATTTATCTGCAAGGTATTTACCCGGGACATCGTCCCGCATATCAACAGCTACGACACGGTGCTTTTTAAGTGCGTAAAGTGTTCCGGCAATGCCGGGACTACCACCGCCTGTTACCAAGATGTTCAAACTCTCCATATACTTCGTCAATTATTGGGAATAACTTAAAACTATCGAGATACTCTTTAGGCAGATGCTTTGCGCTGTTGCCTGTCATATCTGTTAGTGGTTTATTGATCTGCTCTGCCCTTTTAATGTTGTTTTTCACGGTGTGATCCTCCTGTATATCTATGTCTGTGCCGGGCGGGAAATCGTGGGATGACTTGCGGTCTTTCGGCCCCTCATACTCTAATCTAAGGTATTCAAACACGCCCTCTATACCTCCCTTTGTCAAATATTCATATCTTAACTTATACCCTTTATTGTTGGTTACAAAATATTCAAGGTGCTTTGAATATCTCTGTAATTGCTTTAAAAACATACCTGAAAAATTACTCTCACCGAACCTTAAACAGAGACTACCCATAACGTCCCACGGGTTTTTCATTATCATCACCTGTTTGCAACCATCGTGTATATCGGTTGGTATTGCACCGGACTTAAATACTATATGCCTACCCTCTGCGCATGGGGGTGGATATATTGTTTCGTATGTCAGTTCATCAACGAGGGAGTGGTCTCCTATCAGCTTTCGTAATATCGTGGTCCCGCTGTGAGAATATCCGAATACATATATTTTCATGCTATCCATGTAATTACTTCGTATGTTTCCGCTTTCCCGCCTCCTATCTGCATTCCGCGGACCGTTGCAAGTGATGTTATGAATTGAAAATTAAAGTAGTGCTTATCCTTCTGACTTTCGTATTTATTGAGCATCTCCATCTTTTGACGTAAATGCCTGTCCTCTAACCTGACAAAAAAAGACCCGTTGAACCCCCGACAATTCCACGGCAGTTCATAACCTAACAGCGAATGAGTTTTGGAGTACGCCCGGACCGCCTCATTATAGACCACCTTGTGATCCTGGTGGATGTCATCGCTATATGGACACAGCACAACATCGGGTTGAATCTCTTCGCGGATATTTATCATGTTCTGCAATACCCGCTGGCGGTCAAATTCCCTGACCGTTTCATTAAAAAGCCAATTCTGTGCAACCCCAATAAAATAGAGACTATCCAAATGCTCTTCTGTAAGATCCACACCGTCATAGATATGAGAAAAACATGCTACATATACAGAATGCCCCTGCTCAGTCATCTTTGACAGGTATCCACCGCATCCAAGCTCTATATCATCGGTATGTGGTGATAGTGCTAATATTCTCATCCGTAAACCTCCTTCATTTTATCAACGAACTCAAACGTGATAGCCTGGTCCATTATATTCATAAATTTGCGCTGAAATCCCTCATTTAACCATATTTTTGGGGGCCAACTCACTAAATCATACTGAATATCACCCATTAAAACGGTGTTTTTAGCGTACTTTGCGGCGAATAATGAGGTGGAAATAAGGTTATTTTCGTCCAAATCGAACTCATTTATCACTGAGTTTAGCCCGTTTTTGGTCAGATAACGTGGTAAATGTGTCTCCCAATCGTATAAATCACCCCTGAAATCAGCTATAGTGCGATAGGTTTCCCTCCAAATCATAGCATAAGTGCGCGACCATTTGCGGATATACTTGTCTACATCGTCTACTTTAGCGTACCCGTAGGTGGTTTTTAAATCATTTTCGGTTATCTCGTTCAGAAAATAGGTATCGTCATAGATCAACACAAACTCCTCGTTTACATCCGAATCAAACACCGCCCGGAACTTCGCCATCTGATCTATGTGTCTCTCCCATTGTATAACATTGTGCCGGACCCTTTCAACGGGTATATGAATGACATCGAGTCCGGGGTCATCGCCCACAACAAAACATCTTACGTCACCTTTATAATTCTTGCGAACGCTTTTTATCGAATACTCCAATTCGTTAAAATACCCGCCCTTATTATAAAATGACGGCTCCTTTATATATGGCCAAACAAAATCCATTATCTTTCGTATTTATCAACTTGTAATACCCTAAATCCTAACTTTCGCCACGCATCTACGACGCTCTGCCTGTCCTCCAAAACAAAAGCCACATCACTAAGATCATACTTGTTCTGAAACGCCTCCAGCTTAGCCTCATGATCGGGGCGGTTGTCTTTTTTGGGGCGCATGATAAGCTCATACATATACGGATCGAAGTGATCCGACAGCCATGCATCGGTCATGTCATAGAATCGGAGGTTCCTCCCAGTGCAGAACACTATCTTGTAATTCTTCGAAAGGATATTAACCAGTTCTATGATGTCCTTATGTGGCGGGTCCTGCGAACAGAGTTCGTAAAACTTCTCTTTGTCGTTCAGGTACTTTTCGCGCCATCGCCAGTCCGACACCGTGCCGTCAATATCAACTATCACCAATTTCATATCCTGTTATATTGTTAGTTACGTTTTTCTCATGAACGACCATCAACGCGAGCGGCCTATCCTCAGATCCTACCCTTACATATTTCTGAAGCTGCCTCCGGTCATATCCGTCGAATAATTTATTATGTGGCCTTGACAATGCCCCCAATCCATACTCCATAGGCTCCACAAGCGACAGGAACATGCTGTTACGATTAGACCTGTACCTCTCACCAATATTCTTGTTTCCGTTGGTGTATCTCTTCCCTGTTTCGACACTGTACTGCTCATACCACATATCAATCATCATGAGCTTCTCCTCAAAGGCATATTGAACGGCCTTTAGCGCATTGCGTAAAAGTATATCATCATTATCGAGCCTGGTGGTAATCAGCCACGGTTCATTATAGTTGTACTTGTGTTCCCTTATATCATAGAACACAGGGGTCATGTTCTTTTTACATACTTTTGTTACGTAGCTCTTTGGAGTTTCTGGGTCAAATGACAGTATCCATTCAAAGTCAACGTTCTGTGATAATACACTGTCCCGCGTGGCTTTGAATAGTTCGTATCTCTGATCCATCCACTCTTTAGCATTCTCCATTGCATAGAAGTTGCCGTTCTCGTTATCCCAATTATATCGCGTGAGTATAACGTGCTTGAATTTTTTTGATTTGCTCATCTCGTTTGTTTTTATTTTGTTTTCTATAAACCCTTGACTTCTGTCCGTCCCATATCCGGTGATAGTAAACAAAGGTGTTCACGTGTTTAGGCATATACCCCTTGCTCATAAGTTTTAGGTGCATATCATACTCTTCACCCGTCCACAGCGTTTCATCCATGCCGCCTATCTCCTTTAGTATCTCCGTCCTGTATAGCGTTGTGCCTCCATCTATCCGGTTTCTTATAATGTTCTCTTTAAAATCCAGTGTATCCGGGGTATACTTCTCTACCACCCTGCCATCGCATACCCGGTAAGAGTTACCCACCACCCACGGATCATCGCCGATACCATCTAAAATCCCCTTGATACCACCGGGGGCGAAATAGTCATCCTCTGCAATGAACTTCACGAACTCAGTATCAATTCTTTTTAGCTCCCTGTTGAAATTCTCCGCCACACCACACTCACCAAACGCAAGATTGATATGCCCGCAGTCAATCGAGTCGATAAGCTGCGACAAGTAGCCCCTGTCTTTATTGTATGGTATTATTATGCTGACCATATTTCATTTATTTCTGGAAAGTGTTTATCTATAAATTCATCTGCAAGCTCATTCCCGCTATCCTTCATTTTTAAATACCCGTTCTTGCAGGGCCACAGGTTCGTCGTGATGCTGACCGCCTTTATATTGCCATCCTTTATCGCCTTCATGTAGCATCCGGCCTCCTTGCATTTGGAGGCCATTTGATAGTCAAGGTTTTTAAATGTTTTGCTGTCGAACGGTTGCCAATTTATCATGTCTAAAAAGTCGCTTCGTATCAATCTACCACCGCCGACGGGCTCGTTTTCTCTATGCGAATATTTTTCTATGTCATACCCCGGCCAATAAACAATGCTCTTTTTACATAATGCTTTACTGACATCATAACCGTCCCATTGTCTGTTGATCTTAAAATCAAAGTGTGCAAAATGGTAATCCCCTATCCCTACAATCTCATGATCTGTCAACCATTCCTTTATGTAATCACAATAGTTTTCGGTAAACCAATCATCGCTACCCAGGTGCAGCACCGCATCGGGGTTCATCTTTTTAGCTATCTCGTACCCCCTGTTCCATTTCTGACCCAATGGCCACCGGGAATTTATTTCAGTTACCACCCCCATCTCCTGTATAGGGTGGTAGTCCTCCCACCTGTCGAGCATACATACAACCTCGCAGCCCATGTCAAGAACCCTGCGAACCGTCCTTAACACCAGCGGGGTTCTCCCCAGGACCGGAATGATAGCTACAATTTTCATAATATTCTGTGTTAACCCACGTCATGTCATCCTGAACAAAATCCCACATCTCATTACTGAGATCCCTGTCCGGTTCTGAATATTGGTACTCCTCTAATATCAAATCAAGCACATGGCCCGGCTCTTTCTTCTGGTATGGTATCGCACCGGGAATATTGCCGTTAAAGATCGACCTGCGACCCATCAGCCCCATCTCAATACATGACAGACTCATGTTATCATGGTCGGTAAGCCTCACCCCCATAAATGCCTTTTTGTATTCCTCATGCATCTTTTGCCGGGGCACTGCATTGGCATTGGTTACTATAAACTTATTCGACAACACATGGGTTTGTCCCACCATCTTCATCATCTGATGCACTGTTGTTGTGCCGTAAAATTCATACCTGGTCCGGGTGGTTGGTCCGTAGTGATATATATATTTCCCTAACGGCTCAACGGTGAACTGCGCCCGGTCAAACTCCACTGGAAGAACAACCCTGTCAATATATTCTATTCCCTTCTCGGCAAGGTCGGTCTGTATCCAATGGCTGTGCGCGATGTGAACGATCCTGTCTTTATTTTTACGAAAGTATTCGCCCATCCTCGGCTCGCGGTCAATAAACATAGAGTCGCTACCACCCCACACCACAACAGCAAATCCCTTGTGATTTAATACCATCTGTTTAATACCGTACCCGCCGCAACCGAAAAACACCGCGGGCTCGTTATTAGACGACTTGTCGTAATAGTTCATCTTGAACTTACGCCTAAAGTGCCGGGCGAAAAACATCAGGTCTGTTGAAAATTGTTCTATCCTCATTTATTTGCAGATTTAAATGAACGGTAATCACTGTACCTGTACCGCCCAAATTCATTGTAATGCCTTATCTCTGCATTATCATAGGCTTTCATATGCCCGAAACCCTTACGGATCTGATTTAACCACTCATCATAAAAAGCCTCTTTTGTTGCCATTCCTTTCATACTATAAATATTTTACGCCCTTCTCCTTGTATGGGTCGATTACATTGTTGTTTATTTCTTCCGCGAAGCTCATGGCAATAGCCACAGCGCCGTCAATCTTATCTACGGCCTTGCTCTTGTTAAACTTTACACCGCCATAAGAATCCATAAATAATTCAGCGTTTTGTACGTTCCATCTCAAAACCGGGTGTCCTTCATGGTTCACCTTTTGCAACATCACTTCCTCTTCAAGTTTTCTTATAGGCTGCTGAAACTCCGTGGTTGTCTGTTTCATTGGGTGAAGTCTTCCAACCGGATAGCCCTTTGTTATCATCGTCTGTATGACTGCTTCCCCGATACCATACTTATCGTAAGTCATACCTTGCGTTTCATATTTTTCTAATATCCGCATTACATCTACTGCAAGTTCGGCGTGATCAATAGCATCACCCTGTATCACCCTGATATGCCCCTGTGTTTTCCACACCCAATAATCCACATGGTCCTCCTTTTCGCGTACCTTCTTTTCCGGGATCCAAAAGAAACTTTTAAAATGCCTGGTCCCGTCTGACAAAGGAAAGTTCAGTATCAGTGAACACAGGTCCTTGCTCTCCGCAAAGTCTGCACCACCGTAACACTTTACCCCTTTCAATTCATCATCTTTGACCGGACCCGCACACCTCATCCAATCATCATCCTTTATCCAGGCCATTTTAGAATCAGTCCATATGTTCATTCTTAGATTCTTAAACCCCGTCTCCGCGTGTGCAAAGTTTATGGCCTCTTCCGCTTCGCTTTTAAATTCAATCTTATTTATAATCTCCCACGATGGGTTCGCCTTCTTCCATGCGTCCTCACTTTTCCAGTCGTCATCTTCATCCAATGTATAGATAATAGAAAACAGATTGTCCTGTTTCGATATGCCCCGCAGCACCTCTATACATCTGCGGCGGTAGTTATAGCAAACAGTATTTCGATTCTTACCTGCCGTTGTGATAATCAAGACAAGCCCTTGCTGCCTCTGTCCAAATGAAGTTTTCATCTTCTCAAACATCCCGTCATCGGGGTGTGCATGAAACTCATCCAACACAACAAGCGAAGGGTTCAGCCCGTCCATCTTATCCGGGTTATAGCCGACTGCCTCGACAGTCCCCTCTCTTGCTGCGTATTCAATGTAGGTCTTAAACAGATCTAACCGATCTCTAAGTTCCGGGGTTTTATTTGCGATACCCCGCGCGTCTTTAAGACACTCCAAAGCCTGTGTATATTTTGTTGCTACAAAGTAAATGTGCGGCCCGTTCTCTTCATCCTTCATCAGATGATAAAGAGCGGTGCCCCCCATAAATGTAGTTTTCCCATTCTTACGCGGGACCTCGATATAGACATACTTGAACCTACGCCCGCCGTCCTGCTTCCTTTTCCATCCAAAAACAACGTATAAGATCCACGCCTGCCATGGTTCGGGATTGAAGTATTGCCCAGCCTTTTCACCTTCGTACAGTTTGAGTATATTAAAAAACTTTATAGGTCGCAGGCCTGCCTCCTCATCAAAATAGAACTCCCAATCTTTCTCTCGGTCATCATAATGGCGTTGTACAGATAGCCGCACATATTCGCACACGTCGATCTTACCACTTAAAACATCTTTACCGTATTTGATGGGGTCTGTCATATCTGATCAAACTTATCCTCTTTCTGTTTCACATCCTTAAACCGCGTCAATGCCTCTCGTGCCTTCGGGGTCATGCCGAACAATGAACTCAACTTGTAGAACGTGTTATAACAGTCTGACATCACGGTAAAGTACCCGCTCTTCTGACTGTACCCATTCGCCGTTATCTGCCAGGACCCGTTCGCGTTCACCTCCTCCGCCGCTTCGTAGAAATCACGCAAACATTGAGCCATCATCGACAGCCCTAAACTGTCCACGTCCTGTAGGTAGTCTGCACTGTCTAAATGCTCACAGATGCGTTGATAATATTCCTTCCCTTTACTGTCTAAGTAGTTCTGTGCTTGTGGTATTTTCATTTCAAACTAATTTTTTAGTTATATAACTATATATATAGTTAAACCCCCCTTATAAATTTAACTCGTAAAAAAAGATGTC